ACCAAGATTTACTTCCAAGTGGTCATCCATTAAGTTCAAAAAAATCAGCTAAAGCTGCATCAGTAAAAACTGGTGACACTGTTAGCTGGTCAATTAATAAAGACCCAGACCCACCTTCAACAGTGCATGGCGTAGTTACTTCTGTCAACAGTGAAAAGAAAGAAGCAACTATGATGGTTTGGGCAATCATGGAAGACGGCTCTCATCAAAAAACTGATAGAAGTGTTACCCAACTAATTTCTAAATTAAAAAAGATTAAAGATTGGCGTAAAGAGTCTAAAGCTCCAAAAGATTTAACAAACTTTCCAAGCTCTGGAGATAATCAAAAAATTAGTTTAAGCAACTCTAAATTTAAACAATTTCCAGATAAAGCTTATATAGATAACTTAAAAAAGAATTACCCAAAAATATGGAGAAGAGCTGGTACCGGTGGTAACCCGCCTACTTCATTCACAGGTAATGATGCCTACAGAAACTGGACAAAGTATAAGGCAGGAGATAGAAGTTCTTCAGTCCTTAGCTGGGTAAAAAGACGAGAACGTTTTATGTCTCGTCATCAAGGAAACATTCGCTTGAATGGAATTATTGCTGTCATGAAATGGGGTGGCGTAACTAAATCTGGCGTATCTGCAATGAAAAAAATTGTCAATGAACAGAAAAAAAAGGAAGATGAGCGACGTAAGAAGGCTATAGACCTAATTACAGAGAACACTGACGATTTGACAGATTAGAATAGTATATGATATATGAAAGGTATATATTAAAGCGAGTGAGATATGGAAAATAACAAATTTAACAAATCAATAGAGTTTAAAACTACTGATGACGAAAAGGGAAGTGTAGAAGCTGTATTTTCAGTTTTTAACAATGTCGACACAGACGGCGATGTTGTTCTTCCGGGTTCGATAAAGTCTGGATTCAAAGATAACCAAGTCCCTATGGTGTTTGCGCACAAATGGGACCAGCCAATTGGAAAAGGTGTCATAAAGTCAGATGACAGTAAAGCTACATTCACAGGAAGTTTCTTTATGGAAACTGAGGCTGGTAGGGAAGCTTATAATCTAGCAAAAGAAATGGGAAATCTACAAGAATGGTCTTTTGGTTTTCGTATTAATGATTATGAATCCGGAAAGTTTAAAAAAGATGGAGTAGAAGATGAAGTAGATGTTCGCTACTTAAAAGATTTAGAAGTCTTTGAAGTTAGTCCAGTACTCGTTGGTGCTAACAGAGAGACTTACACACTCGCAATCAAGTCTGGCGAAGAAGCTGTTTATGAATCAGAAAATATATCTGAAGAGAAAGCAGCAAATGATGAAGATGTTTTTGACAACCAAGAAGATGCCTCAAAAAGAGCAGAAGAATTAGGTTGTTCCGGTACACATGTTCATGAAATGGACGGCAAAGAAGTATATATGCCATGTTCAACTCATGAAATATATGAAGAAACCATTAGTAACAATTCCAAAGATGCAGAAGAGACCTCAGAAGAAAAATATGGCTCTTGTGATTATGGAAGTAGTGGTAAATGTGCCAAAGATAAAGAAAAAGATTTAAAGATTTCAGATGACGATTCCAGCATGACAGGAAAACGTTTTTCTGACGAGGTCAAAGATGTGCTTGCAGCATTAGAAAGCCTCATAGTAAGAGCGAAAGCAATTTCAGTCTTACGTGAAAAAGATGGAAGAGTAATATCGGAGAACGCTAGTTCTGCTCTTAGAGCAGTTCAAGAGGACTTAAATGACGCTTGGACAGAAATAGATTCTATTTTAGATGATGTTTCTGAAACTGAGGAAACTCCTGCTGAAGAAGAAACTCCAGTAATGGAAGCTCCTGTTGAAGAAATTCAAGAGGATGTAGAAGTTGCTGAAGCTGAAACTGAAGTAGAGGTTGTCGAAGTTGAAGAAAACATTGAAGATGATTCTGATTCTGAGACCGAAGAGTCTGAAGTAGAAGTCGAAACTGAAGCTCCTTCTTTAGAAGAAGTTGATGATGAGATAGACGCTTTATTCGCTGAGGGACAAGCATTAATTGCAGATTCTCTTGTAATAGAACTAGACGACGAAGTATAAGTATAAATTTATTTTGGAGATAAAAATAATGACAAATAATAAAGATAACATTTCCAAGGTAAGGGCTGAGTTAAAAGAGGCTTTTGATTCTGCAACTGATGGTAAATATACCCCAGAAGCAAAAGAAAAAATCAAAGGTCTTAACACTGAGCTTGCTGGTCTTATTGACGCAGATAAACTAGAGAGCGCCAAAGCTAAAAATGAAAAAGCTATGGAGCAAGAAGTTTATGCATCAGAGGAACCACAAGCTGGTCCGTCAACTGTAGGTCAAGCATTCGTTAATTCTGATGCTTACAAAGGCTATACAGAAGATGGAGTTAAAGGTATAGACTCAACAGTACAGTTCTCACCAGCATATGGTGAAAAGGCAACATTAGGTGCCGGACTTACTGCATCCTTTCCTCCGGAAACATTAAGACAACCGGGAATCTTAGAGTCCGCTCTTAGAGACCCAGATGCTGTCATTGGTCTTTTTGACCAGATTGAAACAAACCAAAATTCATTTGCATACATGGAAGAAACTACTTTCACTAATGCTGCTGCTGAACAAGCTGAAGAAGCTACAACAGCAGAAGCAGCACTTGACTTCACAGAACAAACTGCACCAATCCGTAAGGTTGGCGTTTTCTTGCCTGTGACAGAAGAGTTATTAGCAGATGTAAATGGAATTCAAGGTTATGTCAACTCAAGACTAGGCACAATGATGAAACTACGTTTGGACAACCAACTCCTTTCCGGAGACGGTTCTGCTCCAAACATGGAAGGTATATTAACTAAATCTGGATTACCCGGCTTTAACAATAGTTCTTATTCCGGCGAATTAGGAAAATTAGGACAAATTTATGAAGCCATTACAGAAATTAGAAAAGGTGCTTTCGTAGAACCAGATGCAATAATAATGCATCCATCAGACTGGTATGACATCGTAACATCCGTCACAGATGTAACTACAAGCGGTTCAAAGAACCCATTATTTGTAGTTGCTGGTGGCTTTGGTGCCGATGCAACTCCAAGAATTTGGGGTCTTCCAGTCGTAGCTTCCACTGCAATAGCAGCAGGTACTGTACTTGTTGGTAAATTCGGTGGCGGTGAAGCAGCTCACGTTGTAATGCGTAGTGGTCTAGACCTTGCGGTCTCAGATTCACATAGCGACTTTTTCCTCAAAGGAAAACTAGCTATTAGAGCTACAATGAGAGTCGGTCTTGCTGTTTACAGACAAGAAGCTTTCTGTAAGATTACAAACATGTAATTAGTTCATTATTATCTGGGGTAGTAACCCTGCCCCAGATAGAACTATTAAATTTTTTTATTAAGGAACAAAAATGGAATATATAAAAGTAGAAAATGATATTTGGAAATTAGCAGACGGTAGTCTCTATGAAGGAGATGTTTCCGGTGTTAATGGTCAAGCTTCAAAGATTGCTAAAAAAGGTCATGAATACAATTCAGATTACTTAGCAAAGCATGGTTGGGGCGTTAAAAAAGCAGCTTCTAAAGAGGAAGCTCCTAAGAAAAAATCAACCAAAAAATCAATTGAAAATAAAGCTGTTAAGCCAGAAGACGTAGAAGACAAGTAAGGTTTAGCCAATGGCACTTTCTTCTGTTTCAGACGTTAAAAAAGCTATTGGTATAGACGTTTCAGCAAGTGATGAAACAACCATCACTGATATTTTTATACCGGCAGCAGATGCAGCAATCAAAAACTTTGTTGGCTATGAGCTCGAATATAACGGAGCTGTAGTCAACACATTTGATGGGGCTAATCAAGAAGAGATATTTACTAAAGTAGCACCAATAGTTTCAATAACTTCACTGTATGAGGACGGAGTTCTTTATGCAGAGGGTAATCAAGAACATTTTGTTGCTTACAAGCAAACAGGAAAAATCAAAAGAACAAATAACAAAAGATGGTCTGATATAAGATTACAAAATATTGTAATTACTTACAAAGCTGGATACTCAGACACAGAATCAGCAGCAGAAAACATACCATCAGACATAAAGTTCATTAGTGCTAGAGCAGCAGGAAGATTATTTACAGCTTCCGCAGCACTATCATCTCAACAGTCAACTGGTGAAGTTTCAACTCATAATGCAGACAACTCAGTAGATTCACAGTTTCAACTAGTAACAGAAGAATCTATAGGAGACTATAAAGCAACATATGAATCAGTTGTAGATTTAATGAATCAAGAAATACTCAATACCCAAGACAAATCAGTACTAACAAAATATAAAAGGCAATACTTTACATCTGCCTCAATTTTAGACTAGACTGCTGTTATGGAAAATAAAGATATTGAATTTAATAAAGCTCAAAGACAAGCTTGGCTAAGAGCACAAAACATAGACTTTTTTATGGAAGCTCTACTTGAACAAATGAACTCCATGAGAATGAAAGGAACTAATCTAGTTCAAGACATGGATGGTTTAGTCAACGCATACTTAAAAGTTTGTAAAAAATATCCAATAAAGTAAATGAATCGCTATCAGTACGAATTCGATGGTGAAATAAAAATCGTTAAAGGAAAAGGATTAAAAGAAGCTATCCGTTCTTTTAAACAAGAAAATCCTAAACAACTCAACGTTGATGTAAAATATGTTAACAAACGAGGTAATCCTATTAGTAGGAATATACGCTTAAGAGAGCCTATAATTGGTGTTGATAAGAGAACAGGTAAATATATATACTAATGGCTAGGTATGATTATAAATGTTCTAAATGTGAGCATGTTTTTGAGGTAACACACTCAATACACGACGAACCAAAGGTAAAATGTGAAAAATGTAAAGCAATTTCTAATAGACAAATTAGCAATAGGGTTTATCTCTATGGAACTGTTGGCATTGATTGGAATAGTAATCCTAATGGTGCTAGTCAATCAATGAAAGACAAAGCTAGAAAAGCTTCTAAAAAGAAGCAACAGTTTTAACAGAATAAGTACTGTAAGTTAAAGTTAGTTCTTCTTCGGGCATAATATCTTTTTTTGTATATAAATAAATATTTGGACCTATTTCTATAAGTTCGCAATTAGAATCTTCAGCATGATTAACAAACCCACCTAGTGGAGTTCTTATCATTCCGTGTTGAAACTCATCATTCTTTATGTGGCTTATTC